CCCGGTAGCTTCCCCTTCCCCCGTCCTCGCAAACTTCGCGCTCCTGGCAAGCAAGGTCCTGATCTCAGCATCACTTATTTTCAGGTCAATATTCAGTTTCCTCAGTGCCGATTTGACTATGGCAATGATTTTATCCATCAGGGAAGCGTTCTCCCCGGTCTGCGCCATGTGAGCGATGACTTCTTTCCCGAAAATAACCTGGTGGTCAAACTTGCTCAGATCAAGGCCATAGTCTTTGATTATCTGCTTCCCGAACTCTGTATCAGCGTACGACTTGTTAATCATTGAGTGAACGCGCTGTCTTTGATAAGGGGTCAGGATATTGTCAATACCCCTGTGCCCGATTGACTCATGAATCAGGGCGGACAGAACCGCTCCCGGGCTCTTGAAATTATTAGCAATAACCGTAATTTTATCAGCCCGAGGATCAAAATATGCGAAGACTTTGAATTTTCCGGATCTGAATAATTCAGGGTCATGGCCTGCTGCCCTGTGCAAGCTGTCAGGAATATCGTTTTGGTTATCAAGGATCTCGATTTCCCCAAAATTTGGGTATGCCTTTTTGACCTTATCAATAAGTTTCTGGACGTTCTCCCTTCGCATGGGGCGGCCCTGGCCTTTGGCTTCTAGGGATTGAGCGAATAAAGGCCGTGATGGCATCATCCCTGAATAAAATTTCTTTATGTCATTTACAATGCGGTTTGGAGACGTGCCTTTTTTATAGGATTGGTTAAAAGACCTATCTGGCTTTGAATAATAATCCTCGTTGTATTCTCCAAGTCCATCATCTAGATCAATAAATATTTCACCATCATGTCTTTTTGCTATTTCTGTTATTTTAGCATACTGAATAGGCGCAGGGGCTTTCACTATATCAATACTGCCACTGTTGTAATCCATCCTGATATAGCCGTAGTCCATCAATTCCTGCATCCCTAGGGTTCCTCCGGCTTCTCTGTGGTCATAGCTTCGGGTTCCTGATTGTCCTCCTTCTTTTTTACCAGAAAGGTCAATTAATGACCCATCCGAAACGATATATCCTGCCTCCCTTAAATCAGTTGTTTTGCCAAGTTCTTTTATCCGTTGCCAATTAATATTTTTATAATCAGATTTCTTTTTCAGCGTGCCAGCTTTCTTTGTCTTTGTCTTTATGGCTTTGTTATAAGCCTCTTGCCATACAGGGTGAGTAAATTCTCCATTGTGGAAAACTGACCCTTTTTTTAATAAATGCCTTACATCCTCTGATCCTCTGATATCATAACCTTTAGCCTTCAAAGTTCGACTCATGCTATTCAAGACATCTTTTGATAGAGTATTAGGATCAATAGCCTCTTCTCCGGTCATTAGGAAAACAGGGCGGTCTTTATCCTCGAACATATCGTAAGTTTGCCCTTTTTCTTTGTCAAATATAGAAGACTGCTTCCCCTTATATCCTGTTTTTATGGCTTTATCGGGATAAACCGCTTTTTTAGAGATATGCTCTTTTGGTTTTACGGCGCCTTCCTTGCGGAGTCGGGCAAGGCGTTCTTTGTCGGTAAGTTCTTCCCAGGGTTTTTCTTTCTCTTCCCCGGTTAAGGTTAGGGTTTCCCGTTCTTTTGATTCCCCGAAGATTCGTTCGAGTTCTTCGTCTGAGATTTCAGGCTCGCCCATCTCTTTTTTAAAAGCATCGTCCGCGCTTCTTTCAGCCTGTTCAATTTCTGCTGTTTCGATTCCATCTTCTTCTAATTCCTCTTTTAAGTTATTATAATACTCTTCTTGGGCCTTTAAATCAAGCTTTTCCTGCTCTCCGGCAGTCAGGACATTTCCGCTTTCTAAGACATCAAGAATGTCTTGTTCACTCTCAATAACTCCTTGCCAATCCTTTGATTCTTTGATCTGAGCAAGGAGTTCATCCATCATCAAGCCTGTTTTACCGTTTTTAACGCTCAATGGGACGCGATCTTTGATTTCGCCGTGCCAATTCGGATCATTGGGATTAATGCCGCCCATAGCCGTCACATAGCCCCTGAATGTTTTGGCGTTAGATGCTTTAGGTGGTTTACGCAAGTGGATAGTTTTTTCTTCCTCTGCCTTTACTTCCTGCTTGGGTTTGAGGTCAGGGTAATCTTTTAAGACCTCTTCAGGTACTTGCTTGCCTTCGGATAAGGCTTGTTTGATAGCATTTTCATAGTATTGTGCGTTTTTATTAAGGCTTGTTCCAGGCATTATATATTTTGATCTTATTATATTCGCATAAGGAGATTCTATGTATTCTTTCCAAGTCATCTCCCACGGTTCTTTCTTAGCTCCCCCCTCAACTTCGGCCTCCTTTACAGATTCAGGTTTAGCCTCAGATGGTTTTGCTGCCTCCCTTTGTCTTTTAAGTGCCTCGCCTCTTGCAATGTCCAGGTCTTCAGCAGTTTCCTTGACTATTTTTTCTTTTTTAATGGTTGGATATAGCTCTTCATCCGTTGGTAGGGGGATTTTGTTATTAAGGAGTTCTTGACGCAAAGGTTGAATAACTCTATTTCTTTCGGCATTTGATTTATAGTTTTTCTGTACGGCCTTTATATATTTTTGCCGTAATTCTTCCTTATTTACCACTGTCTCTGCGACTTCTTCAACTGGCTTGGCTTCCCCTATGGGTTTTTCCACTTCCTTAACCGGTTCCGCCTTATATTCAATAGCCTCTCTTAAAAGCTGAGATTTATACTGTATCTCATTAGACTGCTTCTGAAGATCAAGAAACCTTTTATTATTCCCACTTCGCTTTGCTTTTACAGCATCATCCATGAGAGAAACGGCCTGTTTACCATATTCGTCACTTAACCTTTTGGCCTCTGTCAATTGTTCAGGAGTGGCAGACCGGGCGAATTCTTCAGCCTGAGTGTTATTTGTTATCTCAGGAATGGTTATTTCTTCTTGTGTGTCGGTTTTTGCTTTAACCTGTTGTTTTTTTGTGGTAGACTTTATTTTATGACTAATCACGCTTGGAATTTTGGGAATAATTGGCTGACCTGCTCTAACTGTGGGGAAAAGTTCCACCGGTCTCCCAGTAGAGGGGTCTTTCGACATAATTTTTGTTGCGCCGAGTGTAGGCGAATTTATTATAGATTCAACAACACTCCCTACTATCGGGGAACTGTCATTTCTGGAAAGCGCTTCGATGAACATAGGCTGATTGCGGAGCAAATCCTTGGGCGCCCCCTCAAGAGAGGCGAAGTCGTCCATCACGTTAATGGGAATATCAGAGATAACAGCATTAAAAATCTTAGGATTTTGAATTACTCTGATCACGTTAGAAAGCACATCCGACCTAGTTGGCCCGTCCATTTGGCTATAAACCTTTGGGGCGCCGGAATAGATGTTTCTCAACTTAGCCAAGCTTTCGGAAGGAGCCGTGGCGCTATTTCCAGTTACTTTACCAAATGGGGTTTCAAGCGTTAATTTATCGCCTTTTTCTTTTTCGAAAACTGTTCCACTTCCCGGAGCCTTTTCTCGGCCTCTGCCCTGCTCTTGTACGGCCCTCCTAGATTCTTCCCTTTCTCGCTGGTCACTTTGTACCCTTCCTTGCATTTCTTTATCATAAGTCATTCCCTCCTTTATGAAGTTTATCATATCAGTTTTCTTGAGCATCTTTTTCGGTATCTCAAGGCCTTGTTCTTTGGCTATCTGCCTGAGTTCATTTCCTGTATAATCATCAGGATTTTCGCCCTTTGCCAATACTCCCATAGAAATAGCAGGCCTGGTTTCTTCGCTCACAGGCCCACGTCTTGCAGGCCCAAATTGTTCAGGCCCACTTGGACCAACATCAGACGGCGGGGGCGGCAACCGACCGGGTTCAGGGGCGGGTAATTTCCTTTGTTCTTCCGGCAGTAGCCCCACTGGTTGCCTTGTTTCACTAACAGCCTGCGGAGGGGGAGTTGCCTCAAGCCCCCTTTCTGCTCTTACAGGAACAGGCTGTAATTCCCCTTGCCTTGGTTCGTTTAAAACATCTTCCCCAACTATATAAGATAAAGATCGTAAATCTTGGGGTTCAAGCCCTCTTAAATCAAGATTTTCCCCTGTAATCAGCCTAAAAGCGATATCCTGTAAATATGGATCTTGATTTGCAAGATCCCGCCTAAGAAGTTCCTGTCCTCTCTGGGTTTGTTTGTAGCCCTGTTCCAATCCTTCGCTGTATGGTAATCCTTGTTCAAGTGCCTGCGCTGATTCTTCAGCCGATATCCCGGCTATTGGAGAAATGCCTGGTATCGTGCCCCTCACTTCCATATCAGAGCGTATTTGCTGGCCCCTGGTAGCGGGTTTCAATAAATCAACAGGCTTAATACTTGGATTGCGAACCTCATTGACGATTTCTTCAAATTCTTCTTCTGTCAATTCCCTGTTTAATTCTTTGGTTTTTGCTATCGCCTTTTTTTGGATATCCGATATTTCAGGTTCTTCTTTTGATTCGGCTTTTGGTTTTTTGGTGTCCAATACGTCAATAAGCCTATTAGCATAATCAAGGGCTGTACCTCCAACAGCCATAAGCCCGCCTTGCCCTGCGCCTGCGATTGCCCCTAAAACTCCTGCCTGCGCTAATCCCTCATCCCACGGTTTTCCAAGAGCAAGATTTTCAAATATTGTTTCCTGTGTTTCCTGTGGAAGTTCCTCAAGGACACCCTCTTTGAATGAGGTAAGGGCTATTTTTTTACCAACATCAAGCAATGATTGTCTTGAAGATGCCCCGTACCCCGCACTTGCTACCAATGCCTCTGCATCCAGTTTATTCAATCCGGGTATTTTTGTTGTCAGTATAGGCACTAATGCCGTTATAGCGCCCGCCCCGACACTGTAAGGCGCAGCCTGTTCAGGAGTCATCCCCTGTCTTTGTAAGTTCGATTGCATCAAGCCTGTTGATATGCTCCCCTCTATAGCCCCGCCGATAGTCGTTAATTTTGCTATGGTCTTAGGATTGCTAAAAAACTTGGCTGCAAAAGCTCTGGCCGCGTCTGTTCCTGCTTTTATACCGGCTTTGCCTAATGCGGTTTTAAGCATCCCGGCGCCTGCCAAGCGCGTTCCCACGCCTCCGGGGATCAATGATGCGGGTAAAGATTCAACGATAGTGCCTGCCGCAACATCAGGCCTTTCCCATACGGCTTTTATGGTATTCCATACGCCCTCGGCATCGGTTACCTCTTTCCTGTGTTCTTTGTATCCTTCGCTTAATTTACCTTCGTAATATTCTTCGGCAGGTTTAATTAAGGGTTCGATCTGCTCTGTTATAGTCTTAGGTTCAGGGATATACTTAGAAACACCCTCCGGCAGTATCTTTTTAACGCCTTTGATTGTATATCTTCTTAGTCTTTCCTGCGGGGCTAAATCCATAAGCCCCGCCGCTGCCTGCGGTAATGAAGTAAAGCCTTTGCCGATAAGCGGGAGCGTATTCCGGCCAATAGATGATACTGTATCCAAGCCTTTGGATATTATGCCAGGTTCTTCTTCGTCTTCAAAAACATACCTATCCTGAGTAAATTTGGTATCATCCTCAAAAACATACCTGTTGTTTATCGGCTCATCTTCAAAAACATAAGGCATTATTTTACCTCATTCCAATTTTTACCATCGGATTTATATCTTTTCCCTGTTTCGGTATCTTTGATTATCTTGCCTTCATTGCCTGCCGGGTCCGGCATGTCTAGGGTAGGATCTCCTGAAGGTGAAGAAAGGCTATTCCTATGTATTTCTTCAGCCCTTGCGTCTATTTGGTCAAAAGGCAATTCGCCTCCCTTGTATTCATTAAACGCCTGCCCCTGTGCTTTAAGTCGTAAATCTGCCTTCTGTTTGTCAGTCATAAGACCTTTATTTTCAAAGCTTTTTCCATACGCTGTCGCTCTTTGCTGTTCAATATCAAGTCCTCTGGTTTTTTGCTCTGCGGATACTCTTTGTGCGTCTGTCATCCTTCCTTCAACGTCTTTTAACATAATAGCCATAGGCAAAATAACCTTATTAATTGCCTCCTTATCACTATCAAAGGTCGCTTTCTGGCCATTATCGAAATAAAGCGTCACCTTAGAAGTTTCTTGCCCTGTTTTCTCGTCTTTACCTTCCTGCCATCTAACATCCTTGATATTTGCGTTAGGGCTCCCATTTTGATTTACAAATTCCATGATAGCGGTCTTATCTTTGGTATAAAATCCTCTTATGGCTTTCTCCGCCATTTGGCTTTTTCTTTCTTTTTCCTGGTCTATGACCAGGCCCCGCGCCTCTGTCACTCTCTTTTCTGCGTCAAGCCTCGATTGTCTTAATCCTTCAGATTCTCTTTGTTTTGTGACTGACGCATAATTCTCTGTTTGAGCAGCTACCAGCCGACTGTCCATGTCGTTATTAAGGGCTGTTTCTTTTATTTCAAGCTCTTTGGCCTTTAGGTCAAGTTCCCTGGCCTTTATTTCAAGAGCCTCTTTTCTTGCTTCCTGAAGAATACTTCCCGCGCTCCCTCTTTTGATATATCCAGACTTGGGTTGATGTGCTTGGAGCGTCATATTTAGAATAGATGCAGGATTGTTAAATTCCCTTGTCTTTAATCCTAAGCCATATCCAGATGCGAAATCACTTCCTAGAGACATTTTTCATCACCTCTCATTATCCTTGACCTTGGTTTAATAGATTTTTTAAGTCCTCCCTGCTGGTATCCGATGCAATTTGTAGCCCTAGCATTGATGAACCTAGAGAACCATATTGATTGCCTATATCGCTTATTGAATTGGCGATATCCGTAATAGCGCCAGTCTTTGCTACGCTCCCGGCAGTCTTGGCCTTTCCTATGTCAGTTTGCAAGCCCAATAAATTACTTTGGGCACTTGTCTTATCTGATCCCGCCGCTAACTTCATTCTTTCATAATCGCTCAGAGTGCTTTGTTTTGTAGACGTTAAAGCTGCTTGGCCTTGTAGATTACCTGCCAATACGTCCATCGCATTTAACCCATAAGCGCCTTTAGCGCCCGCCGCCGCTGTTAAAGCATTCGCTGTACTCGCTTGTAGACCGAGAAGACTGCCCTTTTGCGCCATAAGAGATGTTGCCAAGCTCCCGGCCTCCATGGGATTAATAATTGATGCGGCTTTTAAAGTTGCATCCATAGACCGAAGTTTTTCAATATTTCTCGCTCTATTCATGGCCTCCACTTTTGCTCGTGCCTCGCCAAGTACAGATTTTTTCTGTAAAGCTCCGAACTTCCCACTTGTGGGGTCAATACCATAACTCATTGCTTCTCGCGCCGTCTCGCCCCTGGCTAATTCGTATTGCGTGCCTGTATCGGCGGCAGCCCTTCCAGACACACCTTTAAAGTCTGGTGCTGATTCGCTGATTAACTGATTAGCCAAACCTTGCTTTGTCTCTATTTGCTGTAAGGCTGTTGCTAATGCCTGTTCGGTTTGTTCGTCGTATTTGCCTGTTTCTCCTATTATATTTTGCAAAACGGATTCTATATTGTTTATCGCATTATCAAACTCTGCCGACCCCTCTCCGTATTGCGTCTTTATGCTCTGTGCGAGGTCATCGTATTTTGATAAAATACTGTCATATTCTTTTGATGCCCCTATTTTCATAGCGTCTATGTCTTTTACCGTTTTTCCATAATCAGATTCGATTGAAGATGCTTGTTTTTTAATGTCTCCTATAATGCTATCAAAATACGGGTCTCCTGTTGATGAATTAACGCCTGATAACGCATTTTGCAAAGTGGATAATGAAGCATCAGTGATATCTCCCCATTTTTTAAGAAAATCATTTGCGTATGAATCTGCTTTTGAACCAGAGGATTTTAAATCTTTGATAGTGGCTTCGTTAGCAGCATTGTATAATTTACTTGCCCTTGTCGCAGCCTCAAGAGAATCATACGCTTTTCCGTCAGAACCTATGTATCCGAGAACTTGTCCCCTACTACCTTTTCTTATGGTTACTCCGTCCCCCGTTACAGTTGATAAATTACCATCCATTGATTTATTCTCCTTATCCCTGCATTAATTCCTGCATTGAATCAGCCATATCGAAACGTCTTACTTTGACATTGCCGACTATTATTATTTCCCAGGCCCTTGCTCTTATGCCGCCCTTAATCAAAAATGGCTTATCAGTGGCATATATTTCTTTTTGGTGTAAAAGAGTATCATCACCATATATCTGTATATAAAGATTAAAATCCCCTGAATAATCCGCTACCGCGGGGACTGTCTCAAGATCATCTCCATTTATCTCAACATCATACCCTATAAGAGGATTCCATGTTACCCCTGCCGATATTATCTCATTATTCCTTTTTATGGCCCTTTTCCGCGCTTCCAATTCTTTATAGTAATCGCTCCGGTCTCCGGTATCGGATATTACCCTGGCGCAATAAAAAGTCTTTTTCTTGGAAAGAAGCTCTCTACCGGAATGCCATGTAAAATTATTCGGATACGGCTGTGTTGTATCTCCCTCCCAATGGTATATGTTATTACGATAAAGAGACAATCCTTACTCCGTTACATACCAAACCTGGTAATCATGAGTTGCGTTTGGGTCTGTTTCAAACTGCACAGTATTGTAAGTTGTTGAAATTGTTAAATCATCTACATCGGCATCGTCGTAGTCCTCATTCACTTTAATGATATCGCTGTCTGCTGATATTGCGTTTGACAGCCCAAATTTCTTACCCCATCCGATATCAATTGTGTCTCCTGCTCCCGCTCCTGATACCGAATCAATAGTAATCGAGTCTATTTCAGACCATGCCTCATTAAGGTCTGTGCTCCCGACTGTAAGATCTGCCAGCGCCTTCGTTTCAGTTCCCGCCTCGCCTGTAGACAATGTTCCAGCTATGGTAATACTTAAAGCTGTAACAGAGGCGTTTTCATCGGTAAGTGTTACAACAAGGTTTCTTGGATAGTCCGGTTGCGCTATCCCCGCCATTACCCCGGCCCCGCCTGTTAAATCGTATTGTGTTGCTTTGCCTGTTGTGCTTCGCGCATCAGGATCTATCCATATTTCGTTATATCCGCTCATAACATCACTCCTCAAAAAGTATAAATTGTCGGTTTTCTGGTCTACGTAGGTTGCGAAGGTATAAAAATCTAAGGTGGTAAGTTGTCCTGTAATCAGATCAAAAACTATACCCCCTTCATTATCAGTCGTTTGCCAAAAACCAAAATATTTATTATCATGAATGCAACTGTGCATTGTATCTGGTGACAATGCCTGCCATGTCTCAACATTATGATGATTTTTTGTAAGAAGGTCTCCCGTGCCGTCAGCGTTTAATGACCTGAGTCCATCCGCTGCGGGATATATAGTTACAGGCCCATAAGTCTCAACTCCTCTTTTTGATAAGCAGGGTTTAGTTTTAGGAAGTCTTGTTAAGGTTATGCTTGCAGGGCTTGTTCCTGTAGCAAGATACGGTTCACCTTCTGTCAAAATAATAGCTGTATTCCCTGATCCTGAACTTGATATTGCGACAATATCATCAGTTACCGAATTTATGTAACTTATAGGCCATGCCCACGGTCTATAAGGAACGCAGGCATACAGGTCTTTACCCACAAAACCCAATAATATACCATTCCCCATATAAGTTATCCCTGAAAGAGTCTGAGGCGGAGGGTCCCAATCAGCATCAGCCTGACCCCCATCATCGTAATTCAATGATGGACAGCTTTCACCAAGGCCGTCATCTTCAATCGTATCGTCATAGGTTGTGAGATTCGCATTTATAGCGTCAAGATATTTATACTGCGCCGATATATCGCCAACTACTATTCGGTATATTCTTTTTGTTGCCAGATTATTCTTAAAACATCTCCATATAACAGTATTGTCTATGGTGTTTCTGTCAACGGTTTCGTTCCAGGTGGGTTCAGCTCCCCCCGATGTACCGGCCTGAACACAAATATACATATATGTGCCGCCCTCGTCTGTTGTATCAAATACAACGTCATTCAGGCTGTAAGCCGTTCCCGTCACCCATATCATTGTCATATCCGATAATGTGACACCCTCGCCGTTTTTAACAAGCAAAGCTGTGCTCGCAGGGCTTACATAGGATTCTTCCCCCCAATCCGTTACAACCGTCCAGATATACTGAACATACCGATCAACACCAGAGCCAGCAGGAGGTGGGCTGGCAGCAGATGTGAGTGCGGTTTTAGGTGAAGGCACGGCCAGGGGGAAGAAGTTTCTCGGCATTGCGCCAGATCCGGTTGTCGCTTCTGTTAAATTGGTTTTTTTAGGGATTCCTGAACCGGTATAATATATTTTATTCTCTGTGTCGCCCGATACGGGGGCGGGGACAATGTCAACGTCGGCATCAATACAGAACCAGTATTCATCAACATATTTATAAAGGGTTTTGATCAGTCCTTTATTGACTGCAAGTTCCGTAAAAAGGTAATTATACCAAGGGCTTAATTGACCGTCAGCAAAGTTGCAATTTTCAGCCACTTGAGCACTCTGAAAACCTATCAAGTCTTTTGATACTGCGGGGAATATCCCGCTTGGTTGTGTTATTGATAAAAGCATTTTTACCCTGCGTAATTAACCCACTTGAATGTTCCTAATCCACCATCATCAGTACCATTACCTAGCGCGACATAGAATATCCCATCATCGGCATTTTTTACCATCCCCCATAAATGAGTGGTTGGAATATCGGAGTCATCAAAGGTATATTCGGTTAAAGTGCCCTCTTCTGATATCCTAAAGATTTTGAGCGCACAATCATCTTCCGCATACCCCCCAACATATAGGAGTTTATTGTTATCATAAATAATAAACTTTGGACTGAACACGCCCGCAATTGTCGTATCTTGTCCGACGTAAGTAAGGTTTCCACTAACATCCATTTTGTAAATATCAATTCCTTCATCACCTGCATAAAATATAAATGTACTACTATCAGTGACAGCGTATCCAAGTATAGGCCAAGATGAAATCGAAGAACTAAGACTATCGACAAGAGATAATTCGCCCGACCCGTTTATGGTATATGTACACACGCCTTGCGAACCCGGTCCAGTAGCATTAGTCGCTACAATTATGTTGTTTACGGTTTTTACATCAAATACCACTGTTCCAACAGTGTCAACCAATGTTAATTCCCCTGATCCATTAACAGAATAAGATCGAAGCCCTGAACCTAGACAGGCAGCTATTATATACCCATTTAATCCTGTAATGGCATCAGGATAATCATCTTCGCTAATCTCAGCATTATTAAGATAAGTGATAGACCCTTCTGATATTGAAAATGATATTAAATGGTTTACGGAATCAAACTCATCGCTACCAGCATAAACAAATGTTCCATCTGAGTATAATCCACGAGACCAAGAATAGCCTTCTTGGTCAAAATTATCTACAGGCCCCGTCATATTTCCATCCCCATCAACGAGATATGTAAAAAGTCCTGCGCCCTGATCGAGAGCTATAATATAATTTCCTTCATAAATAACACTCCACATATTATCGTATCCGCTATCATCATGGTCAATCAAAGTAAATTCAGGCGTAAGCGCAGGTGATATAGGATATCCATTGGCATCATAATATTCCCCAAGATCAGGGCATATAGTACCCGCAATTAAACGCCAATTTGTCCCGGATGTGTTTTTAAACCATCTTTTTTCGCAATCCTCGTCGCCTGTTTGGTAAACCTTTTCCCCTCGATAATCAGCCGCTAAAATTCCATGAGGATTATATTCGATTTGCCTTGCAGCATCGTCCTGCGGTTTAATAGCAGTTAAAAGAGCTGCGTTCATTCTCTGATTAATAATAGCTCCATCGTACCATTGAATTGCGGTTGTTCCGTCCTGTTCCCTTTCGGCTGTTAATTTTTCACCTGATATTCCGGTTATTTTTACCACCTCAATATGATTCTGGGAGTCGGTAATAGTAGCATACATATTCTTCGTAGAATCCCATTGAGGTAGAAAACACTGAACATCTCCGGGGTAAAGTTCTATTGTTGTGGCTGTTGAACTTATCCCACCTTTTATCCGGCCAAAGGCTAAATTATTAAATACAAGCTCAGTATTTGCAGTCATTTAAGCCCCTTCCCCGTTCATCAACTTCCAAGTTCCATCACAATCCTTATGCCAGGTATCATCCTCAGTATTATAAACCTCTTCGCCGAAATAGGCGGCTGTTGTTCCCAACACCTCAGGATCTCCCGCGACCTCCCTTTCCACGCCTTTCTGCTGAAATGCTGCCAATATGGTAGAGCTTAAGACAAGTTTAACGGTTGCACCAACGGTAAAGCTATATGAATCTGTGCGGGTTACGGTTAAAACATCCGTTGCCCTTTTCGTGCATGTCATGTATGGCTTTTGACTGCCTTGAATTACCTGTATGATAAATTGCTCGCTGCCCTCTGTCGGATTTGGAAATAAGGCCCCTTCACCGGCTGTAACCTGCAATGTTGCATCAGATCCACCCAAAGCTACGGCCAATTCGGATTCAGCGTTATTCGTAAAAATGTATTTTAAGGCCATTACGCAAAAAACCTCATTTTAACAGTCATTTGTTTATTTGTTGCACCCGTAAATCTCTTCATTTTTGCATCGTTATAACCACTCTTAAATATTCCACCATGCCTTATTGCTTCTTGCGGGTCGTAATATGACCGCTGTTTTCTGTTAAACAGGTCTTCAAGGGCACCGGATTCGATGATCAATTCATAATCATCGTATAGAAAATCAGGGACGGATATTGCTGTCCTGGCGGGCATTAAGATAACTGATACCTCAAGGCCCTCTGTGCTTGCGTCTTCTGGTTCAGGATACAAGTGAAGGTGTTTGTCAATATTATCCACATAAAACCTTGAAGGTTGCGGACCTGTATCATATCGCCAGCCCGGATATGTATTATCAAGGTCAGCCTCAGACGTACATATCAGTTTACAAAAACTGTCTTCATCCGCCCCGTCCTCTTTATATCTTACGCCGTCCTCTGGAATCGCTATAAGTTCAGCGTATAAGGCCTCTGGAATGGTCAACGTGTACTCCGATGTATCGGCTACAACATCAATCAAGCCTAACGTGTATGCAGAATTTCCGGCAGGCATGGCGAACAGCATCATTTATGTCTGTGACAGGAATAGCCGGGATATGCTTTAAGATATTGGAATACCAATCAGTTAAATTATTAGCCACCTTGAGTTGCCTCCTGCTGATTATCGTTTTCCCTTGCTATGTTCCCTGGATTGTCCGAATCCCTTTTATACGCACGGGCAAGAATCCTCTTTTCAAGCATCTGGACATATTTTTCAGATACTGCCACAACAGCGGTCTCCCAATCGCCATCCTCATCCCAGACGATGGCATCAGGTAAAACGGAATACTCTATTTGAACATAACCGTTTCCATCACTTGGCGGGTAATTCCAAAAATGCTTTGGGTCAGCAGGGTCAGGCATAAAATTAAGGATTTCCTCTGTGGCCGTAGCTTGATTCCATTCCCTATCAGACGCTTGCATTTCTACAATGCCACAAGGAACAACAGGAGTTCCCATTGTCTCCCCATCATCACCCATGTTCATCAAAACCCCCAAAAGCGCGATACCGTCATTTGGGATATACTGACTAATGCCCGCCGCCATTTTAATGGCTGTGATAGTGGGATTCGCATCAGGGTAGTCGGATATTATCTTACGAATTTCAGCATTATAATAACTGACTAGGTCAGACTCGGGAAATGCCCTGTCGTCTTCGTCTTCACTTGTGTCCTGAAGAGTATCCGCTACCCTATCCACGAGGCTTTTAACGGTTAATATAGCCATTTATTTAACCTTTATTTCTTGTTGTCGAATTGCTCTTTCAGTGTTTCAGTTCTTTTTGCGATTGCCTGCGCCTTTACAGCATCCAGATCTACGGTTTCGGGCGTTATTCCATAATTGGCCTCAAGATAATCTATAACAGACTTTACCTTTCTCATGCCTTTTATGGTATGGATATCTCGATCATTCTCAACTATATCCTTAAACGCTATAGCGTCCAGTTCTTCATTCGTTTCAGGCTCTCTTTTATCAGGCGAGATATTTCCTTTGTCGGCTTCCGATATCTGAGAATTTATATCCGCCAATTCATCCTGTAATGCTTTAAGCGCCTTTGCACCTTCTTCGATGTCAGTTGGCACGCCTTCCCCGCGTTTCATAGCAAGAATAGCCTTCGCCTCATCCAATTGTCTTTTTGTTGCCGCTATCCTGGTTTTAACAATATCAGGATCAACCAACATCATGTCATTGGCTTTGCGTTTAAGCAAACCTTCTGTGGTAACATATATCCTGTTTGTACCTTTTTGAAGTAAATACTGCGTCATCGTGATTATCCTCCTTAATAATAGGGGGATTTCTCCCCCTATTTTAAAATGTTAGACGATATCAATCCATGCAACATCAGCCCAGAACACGAATATGGCCGCGTCAGTGGCATGATTGAACTCAATATCGATTGATCCGTTTGTGATATACAGCTCACCGCCAGGAACATCATCGTTACCAAAGGCATCGGCGGCCGTGCCGTCTGTTGTCGCGTCGGTAGCCCCTGCTGTCTCAATG